CTCTTTGTTCTATAGTTACATGTGGGTTGTTACTTGTATCTCGTAAACTATAAATAATTATTTGTTCACTAATTACATAATCACAGTATCCACCAACACAGTGTCCCATTAGTTTACCTTCACGTTCTAGAGCTTGTTTAGTTAATAGTCTTACCCAGAACATACCATTGGGATATTTTTTAATTAGTTTAACGTCACTACTATCTTCATTATTACTAGCTTTCTTAATTAGTTGTCTAGTCCATTCTTCACTCTTACTAATAGCATCCAGTACTGATATTCTAGATATATCACCAGGTAATGTTCTTAAGTAATCTACTACATGGTGTATTTTGTCTTTGAATTCTCTAGTAATAGTTATTTGGTACAATTCTGTTGATTTCTTGGCCCATAGTGGTGCATTTTTAGGCAACTGTGTTACTAGTTGTACATTATCATACTTGTTTATTAAGTAGTTCTTAAGATTAGATTTTAACCATTTTACTACATTGGGGTTATTAACTGTCTGGGACAAATCTACTATAAATTGGTCTATAGTATCTAAATTATAGATATTACGTTCTAGTAGGTAGTTTAGTAGTCTCATAACTTATTTATCCTGTATAATATTGTTAAATCGGTTCTATCAGACTTATATAGTTCACTATCTGGTTTAACATATGTATAAAAAGCCAAATCATTATTAGCTGTAAATAATCCCATTTCTGTTATTGATTTTGCTGTGAAATGTTCTCGTACATTACCTTTTATGTAATAATGTCCACCATCTTCTGTCACACTTAAATTATTTCCCAATAGAGGTGTTATATCAACTATACTGTTATTAGCCTCTGCATCCCAAGTATCTGTATTTTCACCATCACCCACTTTTATATAACCACCATTAGCAAAGGAATCTACTAGATATTGTGTTGTAAATGGGCTGCCAACATCTGTCACTATAGCATAACCACTTAGTGACTCACTAAAAGTTATTGTACATTTCTTCTCGTGATTATAAAGTTTTATATTAAGTGGTAATATTCTATTATGGTCTCCGTCAAAACAATCAACAAATACACCATAATGTTCTAGATTATGTTCCACTTCCCAGGTATCTGCCGAAACAGACTGAACGTGTAAGTATTCATAATCTCTTATATTACAATATCCCAATGTTGGTACATACCAATTAGTGCTGATAATATTAGCTGTATCGGCACGAACTGTATCGGGTAAAATTTGTTTATAGTTATAGAAATAATGATCGGCAAATACCAACACCTTATTAAGATTGTGTGGCATTACCCAATTATCATTGTCGCCAAAAAAACTCCCACCATATTCTATTTCACCATATTCGGGAAGTATGTCGCCGGCCTCATCAAGATTTACGAAATTATATTGTGACTTTTTAATAAAAACCCTGCCGGCTTGATTGGAATAGAATTCTATATTCACTTCATTTTCATTTATTATTATTACATTGGCTGGATAAAGCAAATCATTATTCATATCATAACATTGTACCAATATATTTCTAGTATTTAAATTATGAATTATATTCCATTTCATAGTTGGATCAAGTCTGGTATATACGTAACCAGCACTTGATGTGGTTGTGTCCAGACAACATCTTGTATATATGCCCGAATAATCATATTGATTATCATATAAGTCAATTTCATTACCAGAAAAATCTGTTTTGGGCGATACAAGAATATTATAATGTGAAAATTTACTTACCGGTCTAGCAAGCTCCCAATTATCTAATAATATTTCTAGTGTATCACTTTTAAGTATATCTGGATTGGATAATGGTTCACAATTTACATCTATTTCAACTTTATAATGTGGTGACTGTATAAGATTTCCGCCATATGTCAGTTGTCCTATTTCTTTAACAACCGCATAGCCATCTGCGCTTGTTGAAAAAGTTGCAATATTTGTATCTTGGTCATATATTATTACATTGTCTGGTTCTGCTCTATATATGTGTTTTGCTGTAGTATCGGCAATACTTACTAAAGCATAGCCTATATTTCCCGATGTGGCAAATGTAGCAACAAAATCTGCTGATGATGTAAGAGACATAGTATTTGGTCTTTCTTTTGTTACTGGTGTAATAATAAGATCGTCTGCTATTTTAACAGATACATAGCCATTAATTGGTTTATCATGTATAATTTCCAACCAATTTTTATTGTATAATCTACAATGTGGGGGATCAATCTCAAATAGTGTTGGATATATTCCCTTAACTGATAAATATCCCGATACGGGATAACTGAAAACCGCTCTACAGCTTATATCATCTATAATTTCAACTGAATCTGGTTCCATTACAACAAAACTATTATTGAACGCCTGGGTTATAATACCGGGTTTACCAAGATTATGTGTAATATTCCAAGCACTAGTGGGTATGGATTGAACATGTAGATAATCCGGTGGAACACAAATACATTTGCCCGCCACCGGAGTTATAAACGATGCTTGTAGATTATTATGGTTTATTAGTTGTATCGCAGACGGCGATATCATGTTATTATTATCATCATAATATTGTGATATTGAGAGTTTATTGCCTATATTATGCGCCACATTCCAAGTTGATGCCGTCACTGCTTGGGTCACTGTTGTTCCTGGCTGAATACACACAAAACCACTTGTACTACTAATAAAATCTATAGTTATAGTATTGCCATCATTGTTAATATTGTTTGGTGTTAGTTTATTTCTATTATAATCATAGCAAGCTACTAGTGTATTTTCTATATTATGTCTAAGCAACCAGCTATTACCCTCAATTAAATGTGAATATACCGAATATATAATCTCATATGTATCCAAATTATGTTCAACCCACCATTTTGTGCTATATTCTTCCTGGTGATGTAAATAATTTCCCCTAATTATCATCCCATATCCGGCATCCGGCGATGATAAAGTAACTATTAGTGTTTCTCCACCCTCTCTTATTTCAATATTCTCTGGTATAAATACACTTTTTGGTGAATATGTTTGGTATTGGCTAATAACATCGTTTCTCACTTTAATTATAGGCGTAGTGTTTATATCCCACCGTGCTGATGGCGATACAGACTCAAAAACTTGATCTGCCCTACAAATAACCATAAACCCCGATACATTTTCAGGAAAAGAAAGATAATATTTTTCATGTTGGCAACTAAAATTATCTGGATATATTTGGTATCTGTCCGAATCAAAGCATTTCACTATACTATTATCATACAAATCTCCTATTTCCCAAATATTATTACTGTCGGATATATAAAATTGTGCTATGACTTCTTTTTGGCCAAGATTATGTTCTATATTCCAGATATTGGATTTTTCTATTATTTTCTGTGTATAATCAGGAATTTTACCATTAAAAACGCCACTTATAGGCATTGAAGTTGTAACTTTTATATTACCAGCTCCACCATATGAATCTTCGGTGAGATAGTCTAATATTACATTTTCGCCATGATATATATAGTTGCTAAGGTAATGTCCAGACAATGCAGTACTAAAGAACCAAGTTGATGATGCGGGTAAAGAAATTGTTTCATTTGTAACTAATAGTGAAACAAACCCCTTTTCTGGTCTAGCAAATTTTATCACCAACATTTTGCTATTAACTATTATTATAGCTATTGGATAGATAATGTTTCCATTACTATCAAATGTTTGTACGATTAAGCTTTCTGTATCAAGATTATGTGATATTCTCCATTCATCAACTGGTCTGGTGCAATAAAAATCTAGTGCGACTGCACGAGAATCAAGATTGTGTTCTATTGTCCAATGTGTATCGGGATATTTCTGTGTATGTAAATAATTACCACTAACCGCTATCACCATCATATCATCAAGATAAGCTGTGCCAAATAACATTCCACCAAAACCACTTGGTGATATCGAATAGTTTAGTAAATTTATAGCGGTATAATCAACAGTATCATAAGCTCCGACTATAGGTGTTAATGTATCAAGATCATGCTCTATAAAATTATTTAAAGTTTCTTCCGATACAAACCACCCTGGATCAACTAACCATCCGGGGGAATCAAACCAGCCCGCATACGTTGCCGATACTGGGTCCGATTCTACAGTTGAACTTTCTGGTAAAATAAGTAGGGCGGTGCCCTTATAGTTAGAATTGAAAGTTATTCTTACTAGATAGTTTTGTAAGCTTTCTATATTAGTTGGTATAATAAGATTAAAATTTTCATCATAACACCTTATAAGAGGAAATCTGGTTTCCAAATTATGCATTATCAGCCACGATGAATTGGGAAGTCTTTGTGTGTGAATATAACAATTTGATAATGGAACTGGGTATCCACCCGCATTTATTAAAGAATGATAACCCGCAGATACACAAGTATTAGGTGTATCACCATAATAATTTAAATAATTTATATCTACGAAATGATTAAGTGGTACCTGTGGTAATGCATTGGGATTTTCTGGATATCCATTGCAAATATCTTCGTTGTGCCACCTTTCATAGATACTAATTTTATCAGTAGTGTTCCAAAAGAAATTCTTAAATATAGTATATAATGAAGAATATGTTCCTTTTTTCTTTAAAAAATTTGGTAGTTCTCTTACATATTCCCGCATTCGTCTTTCTTTTAGTCTGGTTTCTTGTGAATTTTGGTCAACAAACAGACTGTCTAAGTATTCCTTATTAAGTTCTATATTATACAACCCAGCTAGGTAAGTAATAAAATTTAGGTCTATTTCTAGTGCATCTAATAATGTTATAACATTTTTTTTCTTATTGTAAATCTTATTGTGTATTTTATCAAAATAAATATCAAAAAATTCTTTAATATTATCTGTTTGTAGATGTATTGGCAAACAATTTAAAACATATCTATCCATACCATAGTATTCTATACGATAGTTATTACTACGGCCGAACCAGTATGTTCCATAATGGAAGGTTCCATAAGTGGTGTATGGGCAGTCTTCAGAGTAAATTTTGCCAAGATACAAAAATGGTTTTTCTGTATTTACAAAATCCAAAGTATCTGGTTCTATATCAGACCTTATTCTAAGATATGAATCGAATGATATGGCGTTATAACTATTATTACCATCTGTTCTAGTTTCGTCATATATAGAACTTTTTCTAAGATAGACTGTGCTTTCATCGTCTATTTCTATTGCACTTGTGGCCGAAGTTTCTAGTGTATTTAATCTATTTACATAGAAGAAATTATCATTATAAGATGGATTAATAGGTGCAAATGGAATTGAATACAGCTCGGTATAAGTTGTATTGTTTTCGTATTTCTTTTCTACTACTAAATCGAAATATGATGCCGATAATGCTTCTATATCATCAAGAAAATCACTATCGTTTATATATAACACACCATTTAACACATCAAAAAATTCTTGTAATAGAAATCTAGGCGATTCTGTGAATTTTGGCAAACTATTAACCTCTTATAATGATTTTATTTTATTACAACTTTGTATTTATTATCATATTTCTTGAATATTTCATATTGTCTTTTATTAATAAGCAAACTACCACCAATAATTATATCATTTGGTATTTCTTCTAGTGATGTATTATATAAATCTAAATTGCCATTTATTACAGTTTTATTATTTATTTTTTCAATATTACTAACACATAAATAACAATTGCCTTTTACTACCAGTCCTTTACCTATTTTTTTAATATTACTAAAAGATAAATCTAAATCACCACCAATACTAACATTATCTAGTAGTTCTTCTATTGGTGTATCAGATAAATCACAATTGCCCTTTACTACTAAATTCTTACCTATTTTCTTAATATTACTACCAGTTAAATCCAAACTACCACCAAAAGTCATATTATTTGGTATTTCAATTATTGGCGTATTATGTAAATCACAATCACCTTTTACTATTAATTTACTACTTATTTTCTTAATTTTACTATCAGACAAATCTAAATCGCCGCTAATTATCATACTATATAGTATTTCTTCAATTGGTGTATTAAACATGTTACAATCACCTTTTACTATTAGGTTGTTGCCTATTTTTTTAATATCACTAAAAGATAGATCTAGATTACCATTAATAGTTACATTATCTGGTATTTTAGTTGTATTACTAAAAGATAAATCTAAATTACTATCTACTATCATACCACTTACTAGTTTAATATTATGTTCAGATTCAGTTGTTGATGTCTCTGTTAAATAACTTAATAACTTCATTATACCCCCAAAAAATACAATCACCCAAACTTAACATTGGGTAATGGCCAAATAGAAAAAATTAGTAACATGAATATTGGTGATAAGTGATCTGATAATTTCATTATGTTTCTTCAAAAAAATTACAATTAACCAGACTTAACATTGGGTACTGATTAAAATCAAGTAATATTGTTTTAAGTGAATTTTCTTCCCAATATTGAGTAATAGCAGAAGTATATTCAGAATATTGTGGATAATGCATACTACCATTACTATATGGATTAGACCAATCGCCTGTTATTGGGTCATAAAAGTCTATATCTCTTATATTTATATTATATATACCTTTTACATTGCTAAATGTATTAGTTGAAGATGTTTTGCTTGAATCCAATAAATAATTTATAATTTCCATAAATGATATGGTTTCGCCGAATTCACGTTCATCCAAAGAAAAATAATAATTAAGTTTACTTTTTATATCTTCCCTTACATTAGCAAATCTATAATTTCGTTTTATTCTAATACCCATATTAAACCTAAAATAAATAAAGTCGGGCACAAGAAATACCTCATAGGCACATAACATTTTTCTTGGTTCTAGATATTCCGCTATAGTTTCCATGAAAGATGTTGTATAAGAACCAGCTATTACTATACCATCTTCATTGGTTGTATAATTTAAATTACCATTCCATGTTTCTGGTACAAGTGATAGATATACTTTATTGTAATCTAAAATATTGCCACTTGGAGATATTTCCTTTTCTCCCCAAGCATTAGCTGTTTTCACCAAACTATGATTCTCCAAATAAGTAACATAATCGTTCCTGGTTACACAACGATATTGTGCATTAGTCATGCTTTCAATACCATCTTTTATCTCGTCGTTTGTTTCGGCGTCGACACCACCAGTAGATGCGTTTGTATTAGTTATGTTGTACCAAGATGTGCCCAGGTTAAATTCTAATCCAGCACTAGGAGTTACAGTAATAAAGTTACTTGAGCTTACATTTACTATAGTATTTGACCCCACATTACCATTAGCTCCAAGTGTTTCTATAAGAGTTATGGAAATTTCATCATTGAGACCTGGTATATTTCTAGCATCGGAAAATCTTACTATATATTGCCCATATTTATTGGAACGTAATACATAAATATTGTCATCATCATTGAGACCGGATAAATCTTCATAGAAATTTTCAACTCTATTCCATAAAGTACCATTCACTGACAATTCTACTGACGGATAGTTATCATCTTGATTATCATCATAACCAAATGCTAAGGTTGGTAAATATAATGTGTTGTCTAATAAATCTCTACCATGATAAGTATATTGTTTTACTCTACCTTGTGATATTGGTACTGATAAAATTACTGGAAAAGAATCTATAGTTTCAAATACATCATTAGTAATAGTAAAATAAATAGATTCACCATCATAGGTTGCATTGTTGTTGGTATATACTTCTGTCCATGCGTTTGCTCTAATAGTATCACCAATATTACATCCATAAGATGGATAAGTACCTGCTGATGGTATCGTAACAGTAAGAGTAGTTCTTGATGATAATGGCCCTTTAGGATAATAACCAACTAAATAACCTAATCTTATAATATTTTCTCTTAAATCTGCTGTATCAACATAGACATTTTTAGCTATTTTATTTAGGTAATATCCAGTAAGTTCACCTAAGTAAGCCATTAGTTCAATTAAAATAGTAATATTACTGGCATCTGTATTATAGTCTTGGAAAACTGCCGATTCGGACATTTTTTCCTTTAAATCAGCTTTTATCGTATCAAAATTTAGGTCTAAATACGATGGAGTAAGTTCTGTCATGTTTAAATCCTTTTAAGTATGAAATCAATAGTTTGTATTACATCTACACGTGGTAATATATAGAAACTTATTTTTGTTCTATATTCATTATTACCTGTATCATAAGCAACATGAACATTAGTAACTTCTATTCTGTTTTCATATTCGGTTATAGCATTTGTAATAGTATTACCTAATCTTATAGCGTTAATTTCATTTATTGGTTCAAATAGAAAATTATGTGGCCCATAAACAAAATCTGGCCTCATTCTTCTCGAACCTTGTATGGTTTTAACTATATTTTCTAAAGCGTTGAATATGGCCTGCACATCTTCATCTTTTTTTATGTCACCATCAGTTTGTTTTGATAAAGTAATATCTATATCACTATATACAGCCATTATGGACTCCCAGATGGTGGCCAAGTATGTTCCCAATCATCAAACTTACCATTCCAAGTTATTTTGTCGTAATCAATATTACTTGTTATATCTTTTATATCATTTTCCAAATCTATTAATTTATTGAATACTTCTTTTATTTGTTCTCGTATTATATATGATACTGACCCAGAATAAGATGGTATTCTAATATATTTAGTATTTTCTAGTATATTTCTTGCGTCCAATGATATTCCTGAATCGGCCAATACTTCGTCTACAGTTAAGTCTAATTGTGATGCACTAAGTTCTATAGTAATCATACTATCAACAAAATAACCACTACAAGCTTCATTCAAAGTATCATTATCTATTATTGAACCACTTACTTCTGGTAAAGTCATGCCGGAAGGGTTAAGTAAATCATTTATACTAAAACTTAATAAAGTATTTTCAATATAATCTGATTGTTGGTCAAATATAGAATTCAGTGCATTTTCTACTAAGAAATCTCCTTCAGATGATATGAAACTAGCTGATAATGCATCAGAAACAAATTGCTGCATTTCTTCTAATTCATCGGCCATACTACCAGATGTTGTTACACTAGATGTATTACCATAGTAATCAAGATAGTCTCTAGTATTATAGGTTGTACCATCATAACTTGCTAATCCAGACCTGCCAAGTATATTAAGATCAAATTGAGTATATTTTGTAATATCAGACATGTATTGATTTAGGTCTAATAGATTCGGTTTAAGTTGAAAACCAAAATCATTGGCAGATGAATATAATCTATTTACAGCTTTAAGTAAATTAAGGTTTCTAACGGAACTATTTAATTTACCTATAGTGGTATATATAATAGTTCCTGGTATAGATGTTATAGAATTTACATGATTTACCAATGCTCTTACTACTGTGTATGGTAAATTTTGTACTGTTTGTACAAGTTGTCTGGCATAATTATATTCTTGTTTAACGTAATCAACTACATTGTTAATATCATTTACAATATCTGTTACTGGTGTTACTACACTATTTACGAAATTTACCGCATCAGTTATTACACTATCAATAGTTTTTTGTAAGGCATTAACTGTATCAAATATAGGTTGCATTTGTTCTCTTATAGCACCCATTATTCCACCTACGGCGGAGTTTACTACATTAAGTGCTGTGCCAGTAGGAGTAAATCCTAAGTGCGTTTTTACTGGACTACCAATAAAATTCATTCCCCAAGAATTTTCTACTTTTATTGCCTTTACCTGTCTGGTATAAAATCCACCTACATTTTCATCAAACCAACCTAGTACATTATTAGTTAACCAGCCCTTATTGCTTTTAGTTTCGTTACCATAGCATGAATCGGTTCTGTTTCCCTTACAATCAAGTTTTTGATTTACCCATGAAGCAATATTTTGCAAACCAGTACATAAGAAATTTTGTGAATTTTCTCCTTCGGCAGCTAAAGTTTGTGAACCCTTCACATAAATTTTTTGATCATCTCTAATAAATACATCTTGGCCCGCATTTACTATAACTTTTTCATCATCACTTACTAATCTACTTGATTTACCACCTACTGTTATATTTCTATCATTTTCTACATAACTATTATAATCTTGCATAGATATATCATATCTATCTTGTGCATTTCTTATAATAAGATCGCCATCCTGATTGAACTCCAAATAAGAATGTGATGGATGATAATAATGTAATCTCTCCCCACCTTCTGTATTATCAATTTCTATCACATGTCCACCATGTGTTGCTATAACAATATTGTTGGGATACTTATCTTCTGGTAAATATTCTGGCTCATCCCAATATTCACCATCGGCTTTAGGTATATCTTCCAGTAAATTATTTTTTTTAGTATCTATTATAGTTCCGTCAGTAACATCACGAGCTAGTTTATGCCAATCAGCTTCTCCAAGCAATTCGTCTATCGGATATTCATTATCTGGGTCTGAAAATCCTTTATTTGGATCTGGTTTTGTTTTAGGAACACCTGGTGATGTAGCAAAATAACGTGGTTGTAATATATTACCATTTTCAAAAAATAAAAATACATGGCTACCTTGAACTGGTACTGCCCATACACCATAACCACTTATGGAACCTTCCATTATGGAACATACTGGTTCGGCCCAGGATAAATGCTCAGTAGGAATTCCCATAGTTTCATGTTGTTGTCTTTCCTGAGTATGAATACCGAATATTCTTACTCTTACTCTACCACGTTTTTCAGGATCTTTATTATCTTCAACAACACCACGATAAATTCGATTTAGTTTGCCCGTAGATGGTAATAAATTATCTAATGTTACTTTCATGTTGAAAATTTACCTAAATTAAGATTAAATGGTGTATAACCAGCAGTTTTAGTATTACCAATTATTTTAGAAGAATTATAAGCATTTTTTATAAGCACTATAGTTTGTGTATATAATGGTGTAGTTAATGGACTGAACTGATGAGTTATTGATTTTATTAAATATTCTCCACTATCTAAAGCATTGTATATTTCTTTTCTATTAGCCGATGGCCACATTATTTCTATTTTTTGTCCTGCATATCTTTTATCATGTCCTAATAACATAAGTTTTACTGTATTATGCAATGAATATCTTCTGATAAAGTCATTATAAAATATATTTTTTAGAACTTTTTTATCCGAATCACCATCAACTTTATACATATAGTTAAATTTGCTGTTATCATTATCTATATAATTACCATCAAATAACGAAGCATTACCAAGAGAAGTTATTTTGTTTATTGCTTTGGAATAAATGAATTCTTCATCCTTTTCTATACCAAGAAATGTTTTGCTACTAGTATCAAAGCCTAGTACTTGACCACCACCAATTTCTTTCACTCCAATATGGTCAACACCCGATGCCTGCCAAGCCATAATAGTATTTTCATAATTTATATTAGAAGTATCAAATATATATATATCTGGGTCTTTCTCTGCCAACTTCAGCATACCATCTAATGTAACATAATTTAATAAATTTTTAGAATTACTGAATAACATATACCCATATTTACCTCTTGTACCAGTAATACGATTTGAAATCCATCTTATACTATCGGCTGTATTCCAAAATGGCACATAAAAATTTATTCCCAAATTACCATCAGATGGTTCTAAATCAACTGTATTCATATCCAGTTCTAACATGTCATCTATCATATCTGCAACAATATCAGACCCAGACATATCTATTCCCCAAGATTTACTAAATTTTTTCATAGTAAGATTATTAAAAAAGGTATCGGCAAAATATATTTCTATGGCAGATTTTGCTGCTTTTTTAAACTCGGTTATACCTTCTATCTTGGGTATTCTATATATACCAAATTCTTTTTCTATTATACCATCACTACCATAAGTAACAATTATACGTTCATCACCAGTTAATGGTCCATATTCTTTTATACCATATTTGTCATATAGGGTTATTTTGCCCAACATACTCATAGAATAAATATCTTCTATAAAATAACATTCCATAATATCTTCATTATCTATCTTAATATTTGATAGATAATCAAAATTTATAAAAACACCAAATGAACTATTATCTGTTGGTCTCATAAACTAGCAATTATTCCAATTTCTTTAAGTAGTTGATAGAGATATTCTTGTTTTAATATTTTTAGATTAGTTCCTGGTAATAACTCTTCAAAGGGATTATTAATATTGTTCATTAAAGCAACTACCCACCATAAGTAAGGTGTATCATAATATTGTTGTGATATAGAATCTAACCAGTCTGTATCACTAACTTCATAAGTAAGATAATATAAAATACTATTTTGTACATTTTCGTTAATTATGTATGTCCTAAAAATATTTAAAAAATATTCATTATTATCAACCATAATAGGAAATAAATTAAGTTCAGTTAAATTTGATAGATAATGTGATGTAATTTCATAAAATGTTTTAGTAGATTTTTCCATGTATTATCCTGCCGGTTCAAATTTTGCAGCTTCTGGTGATTTTTGTGGTGTACTAACTACTGCTTCAGTAGTGACACTTGTGCCTGTAATGAATGTTTCATCAAACAATGGTGTAACATCTACAAATGTTAGTGTTAATGATGTTGCCATTGGTCTTCCATTTATATATGGAGCTTTAAATTCTGGTTGAACAGTTGTTAATGCGGCATATTCTATATTTAACATGGGCGGTCTTTTCTTTGATGAATCTTCAGATGTATTATCTGATAAATCTGATGAACATATAGTTTTAACGCTAAATAGATGTGGTGGCTCTATTATATAATACCATTTAGGATTTTTTCTTGGACTAGAAAGTTTCATTAATTCTCTTATCATATCATTTATATGTTCTGCATCTCCACTTTGTCTAACTACAAATTCAAACACAATATTATATTCTAATGGTTGTGATGATTTATAAACTAAAGGTGAATCTGCCCTAGTAAAAACAATATTTTCACTATTAGCGATATTAGAGAACGAACTTGCCAATATATTTGACATATTAGATCCTTGTCCTGCTAAAGTTTTGGCAATATCTTGTAATGTTAATGATCCAGTTTTATAAAGTGCGCTGCCAATACCACCTATTGTTCGTATTGTTTTGTATAATCTTGAAAGTGTTTCCGCCAATCTGGATGTAACACTATCATATACTTCCCAATTGTGACTTAATGAAATATTAAAGTTATCTGGCATTAGTAGTTGAAAACTATGTTCGCCTGGTGTTGTAGGAATTTTTACTCTTGGATGTGCTGATACATTTTCACTTATGTTTATTTTACGAGAATCTATTTTTAACCACACCATATTCTTAAATGTCTCTGCTTCTATAGTTCTAGGAAAAACATAGTCCATATTATGCTACTCCTGTTACATAGTTAAGAATACCAACAGCTAATGTTGCTATTGAATCTTGATGTATTGTTGGTCCAAAACTTTTACTTGTTTGATCTCCTTGTTGTTGACCAATACTTTGGTTATTTAATTGTAAGTTATTTTGTGGTAATGTTTCTAATTGTAATTTACCTCCCATACCACGCAAGAAATCATTATTATTTTTCATCATGTCTATCTGTTCTTTTTTAAATATTGATTCCTCTTTATTTTTTGCTGCTTCTATTGAACTAAGTTGTGTTCCTTTTTCTGTAGCTTTCCAATTTTCTAATAATCCATCTTTTTTTAAATAGTTTAATGTTCCCATAATATTTTCTACAAATTTTAATGTCTCTTCATTACGTGGAATTCCGCCGGCTCTTTTTACACTTCCCGGCCCGGCATTATAACCAGCAGCAACTAATGCAGGATCATTTCCTATGTATGGTAGGGACTGTAAATATTTGATATATTTTATACCACCAATAATATTCTGGTCTAAATTACGGGGATCAACTCCCATATCTTTAGCAGTATCTGGCATCAGTTGCATTACCCCCATTGCCCCTTTGGAACTATCTTTGATATTAGGATTAAAATTTGATTCATGCCGCGCAATAGCATGTGCTAATTTTGGATCAACACCATATTCTTGAGCATATTTAGTTATCCTATCCATAACAGTTTGTCTATCAACAGAATATTTACTCGGATCAATACCAAACGATGTTGCAAGGCCGCCCCCAAAACTACCTGTTGATAAAAAATTTGATGTAAAACTTTTATCACCTATAATATTCATGAATCCTTCCCACAACTTGCCCCAAAATCCTTTGTCATCTGTGTTTTTGATAGCTTCAACAACATTACTTGTTTTTTCATCTGGATGTTTACTAAAATAGTCCTCTTGTGATTTTAAATAGCTTTTACCTATTAAATTGGCAAATATATTACCTTTTTCATCGGCAAATAAAAAAGTACGTTTTAATAAATTACTAAGTTTTAGTTCTTCTTTACTTTCACCCTCATCTTGAATTTGTGAAGTTGCGGACTCGGCAGAACCATATTCTTGCATTTGTTTAGCAAATTCTGGATTTTTAAGAAGATAATCAGTAGTATAATATGCTAAACCGGCTTGTGTTACTAATAATGCTGCAATAGCTGCAATAGGTAAAGCAGATAGTAAACTTAGAAGTATAGTTGGTGACCATGCGGCCGCAATACTTGCTCCCAATCCTGTTAGAAATGGTTGTATATATTCCCACATTGGATATACGATACGATTCATAAATGATTCGCCAATTTTGGTCATTATGCCCCTTAGGAAACCACCACTGATTTTATTATTACTAATACCGAGATATTTAAAAAATTCATTTTTAAAACCCGTAATATAATCTCCAATTTTACTTAAACTTTTTATTGCAATAAATATGTTTTTCATTATATTAGAAAAAAAACCAAATATATTTTTTATTCTCTCAAAGAAATCTTTTATTTGAATTTTCATTATGGACTTTAAACTACTAGACAGTTTTTCCATTTTTATTTTTATTGTTTCTATAAATGTAACAGTTTTTTCACTAACTGGTTTAATAAATTCACTTTCAATTTTTTTATAGATTGGTGTTTCTGTTACAGCATCTTTAATTTCTTCTACAATTGGTTTTATTTTTTCTTCATAATATTTCTTAGTAGGTTTTATTGTTTGTTTATAAAAACCCGATGCAACAACAAAATCACTTATAGATTGTGTAAAATTTTCTACAGATTCGGAAAATTTCTTTATTGGTTCTATGAAATATACTTTAAATGTCTCTGAAAATTTCTCCGATAAAAATGCATAAGTTTCCTTTGGATGTATGGCTGCTGCTATTAGAGTTTTGGAAATAGCACCTGTAGTTTCAACAATGGGTTTGGCTATACCCAACATCCATTTTATTGATTTCCATATTTGACCAAAAATTAAAAATACCCAGGTTCTTAGTTTAGTCCATTTGTCTATTTGTTTCTCTGTCATAGGTGTAAAGGTTCTCAAAAAACTTTTAACTAAGTATTTACCTAATATAAGAAGAAATATATCTCTGGCCACTTTTCCTATAGTACGAATAATACCAACACCCATATCTTTCATCCATATTATTTCTTCACCAAAAACTTGTCTTAAATCACTTCTTACTTTATCTAAAAATACTTTCACATGTTCTTTAAGTGTTTTGAATGTATTAACAATAATAATACCAAGTTTGGTATCCATTAACATAGCCTCGGCCCATTTTTTTACTGGTACTTTTTTCTCAAATACACCTTCGTTATATTTTTTATGTAGTTTAATTCCCGAAACAATACCAAGTCCAACTGCTGTTGTACTTGCAACAATTGTGGCTGTTTTTTTAATAAATTTTAACATTCCGGCATCAATTTTAAATTTATAATCTTTTTGTTTTTTTTCTTCTCTCATATATTCCCCAATAAAAATAGGGTCTTAAGGTTATTTCTCCTTAAGACCCTATAAGTCCATTAGATATTCTAAGTGGAGATACCAGATTTTTCTTTTAGACTTTTTATAGCTAAATGTGTATATGCTATCCTTTCAAAATCCGGTAACAACGAACTTTCGGTTATACTTATACCACATATATATGATAGGTAGTATTGTTCTTCTACTATATTCTCAATAGTAGCACCACCCGTAACAATTTCTCTTAGTTGAAAAAATTTTCTACTGGAACCTCAATTTTTCGTTCTGCACCACAATGAGGACACTTAATATCAAAGTTGAAATCAACACCAAATTCTAAATCATCATACCACTTTACTAGATTGTCATAGAAGAAGCTAGGCCCTTCTTTAAATAATATTGTTTTATCTTCTAGTAATGGATTTTCTACTTGTTCTTCTGGTGTTATTATTTTTTTTATGCCAGATATATAAGTAAGAATATTTTCTTCTAAGACTTTATCCTTTTCTTTCACATTACCATTTTTTATTTCTTTTGCAACAATACCTTTAACTATTTTTTGATGATTTCTAGTAAGAAGTTCAACTTCTACTGATATATTATCATCTAGTTTAACCACATAATCAAGTTTCTTAAGTTTCTTGACCTTAAGTTTACCTAGATCAAGTTTATCTATGACTTGAGATTTACAATTATCACAGTCGTAGGTTATCTCGTTCGTACTGCCCTTACTTTTTTTTCTAACTTCTATTAATAGAAAAAACCTATCTTGTAGTGGAATATCTTCTACTTTAAAATCTTCGGTAATGACACAAGAATTTATAAGATTATCCAATCCATCTTCTTCATCACCATCAAATGAAAGCAGTTCTTTCATTTGATATGTAGTAATTGGTCTAAATTTTACCTCTTTTCCACAACCAGGTAAAACCGTGGTAAACTGATAAACATTTAAATACTTCTTTAATTCCATTTATTATCCTCTTAATGCTTGAGATGGTGTATTTGCTGCTAATGTTTTGAAATATACATATGAATATGTTACATCAAACATAGCAAAGTCACTATTGGCATAATCTAATGATACTTCACCAACACTACTTGGCCAAGCATAATATAGATTATAGGCCATTAAATCGGTTAAATCTAAACCAATAAGTGTTACTGTTTGCACAGGAACCATATATTCATCTGGATAAGCATGTCGATTTGTAAGTGGATCCAAAATTAAATCCATCCAGTTAGCAAAGGCGGCTCTAATTTTAGCATCTTTATCTACAGTAAAACTTACTGTCCATTGGTCATAATTCCTTTTACCGGCTGTTTTGAAATCAAATCCTTGCCACGAAGTTATCATTTCGTCAAAATTAGAACTTGGTAAACTAGAAGATCTTACAAGAAATTTTGCATCTTCTTGTACATTTTGTGTTAGTCCAGCAGGAAATGATGGTACTATATAAAATAGATAACTTCTGGCACCAGTTTTGAATTTATCTTTAAAGACATCAATATTTAATCCTTGAAGAGTTTGGGCCATTTTTTACTCCTTTTATTTCTGTATCTGAGATTTTTTGTCAATAGACATCTCTAGATCTTCTTCGGCATCTTTCATAACTAATTTTTTAGCATATTGTAAAAAAGTTGTTTCTTTAAATTGTGGATTGGTCTGTACAAAATCTTTTACTAAAATATTGATCATATCTAGTAACATTATTCTACGCATACCAACTTTTTTTGCCGCCTCAACAAATATTTCTAGAAACCACACATAATGTTTTCTTGTAAACATAACCGCCTCGTCAACTCTTTTATCTGCCATATATTTTTCTATTCTTGCCACTACTGTCATATTTTCCTCCAATATTATATAACCCGGTCACTAATATTAGTGACCGGGTTATCTGTTATACACTTTCACTAAAATCTGTCGTGTCTTTAGTTGCTACAAAAGTTATGATAATATAATCTGCCGCATAAGTTGGCTTGACATAAATATCAACCCACATTTCATTGCGGGCAATGCGTTCCGGGGTATTGTTGGTTGTATCACAGATTATTTTATAATCATCTATACCATCATTTGCTTTAGCATAGTTTAATACTGGCCTGATCTCACTTACTATAGCATTACGATGAAAAGTGTTATTGGACTCAAACAGATAGTTACGCGCTATGGAAGCAATATCTGTTTCTATACTAATAAATAAACGTCTTACGTTTACTCTATTAAACGCACTATATTTATCTAACAGTGTTTTATGGCCATATACTACTTTACCCTGATTAGCAAATGATACAATAGGATTCCAGCTATATTTGTAAATGGCATCACGTTGTGTCTGTGTCGGATTCCAAGCCAAACGCCTAACATTATTTATTTTGCCACGAATGAAACCGGCCGGCGTGCTCCAATATTGTGCCTGATTCTGGCATCTGGCATATATTGCGGCTACATAACCACTAGCGGGTATCCATCTATATTTATTGTTATACTTATCATAAATATCAAGCCAATTAGCATATATTGCACCATAACTTGTATTTACTTCACTGTTTCCGCCGCGCCAAGAAATCATCCAGTCTCTTAGATTAGTTTCTTCTGAACCAGATTGATTAATCACATGTGTAGATAAGCAATCTAGCACGGCCATACAATCTTTTCTGGTTTTGGCCACTGTTACTATTTCTGTTTTTACTGCTTCTGGTTTGTCACTATCAATAATAACATCTAGATTTATTTCTTCGGCATTATTATATAAATCCACAGCAGCAATTATTGTTGCATCCGGCACAGTAGCATTTGTAACAGCATTAGTTAAATTGGTAGCTGTATTGTTATTACTTCCACCACTTAATCTCTGCCATGCAGATGTAACAAAATTTACAATATTGGTGTTATTATAACTACCATTAAACGATACTCTAATATATTGCGAATTTGTATTTATAACATTTTCTACATACATGGGCTGTCCAACATCATCATATTTATTTTCATCTGTAGATACATTCCACCATTCTACAGTTGACCAGTTGGACTCGGTATCGGCATCATATCCCTGGGTGCATTCTTGTACTATTACAATAAACTCTTTATTAGAATCCAATGGTGCATCTACAGCATATAATGATGAGTATGTATCCCATGCAGTATAATTTTTTTGTCTGATTAAATCATAATGTGTTTTATCGCATACTGCAATTCTTAGCATGTTGCCGCAGTAACCACGATCTTTACAAATAACCTTCATCATATCAGTACCAGATACAACAGCATAATCTGGATATTCATCTGGGTCTACTACTTGTCCTACACCACTACTTAAAATGGGCGCATTATTGAAGGTGAATGCGGTAAATGTTGCACTAGTTCCACTTGTAGCTGTAGTGCCAGCAAAAGTAGCACTTATCGGCATTGTTCTAGTACAATAAAGATTGTTAGACTCCTTTAGGAAAGCGATAGCCGAAAATATATCTCTATAACAGTCGGCATTTGAAGATGGGCTTCCAAATTTAGTTACCAATTCTGTTTCAGTCGCAATCAAAATTTTGTCATTTTCTCTACCTTTATAGGTATTTCTCAAAACAACGGCACCTACTGGCCCGGATGCTTCACCCACAAAAGTAGTTTTGTCAACTTCCTCAAAATATACTTGAGGACTAACTAATGTTGGCATATATCTCCTCCATTTTAAGGGAAAGTATTTTTTCCCTGACTAAGTTATTCACAGATAACATTATAAATTGTTATTTTTGTTTTTTTGGTTTGTTCTTTTTTTAGTAGAAAATTTTTTAGTAGCATTTCTTATAGATGCTAATACTATTTATGAAATTTCTTCAGTTGATCCATAAACATCAAATCGACTATATTCAAATGTGGCAGTGCATTGTAAAAATTCTTCACCTGATTGATAAGTAAGTCTTACTTCCCCTATATTCTTAATCCAGACATTTTCGAAAAATATTCTAATAACTTCTTCATTGAAGTTATTTCTTATACTAAGTGTCGCACCTACATTATGTTCTGATGGTATAGTATGTTGTTCTGCTGCGTATTTAAGCCAATCATGTAAGGTGCGCCAATTATCAAAATTTCTATCTACAAAAAAGCTAACTGTCCAATCTTGAAATGATACACCACCAGAGTTATCACGTCTGGCTACAACGCCCATCCAATTTGCATCTATAGTGGTTACGTCCATAGATGGTATGACGGTTTCAAACAAATTAAGAATTACGTTCTTAGTTTGTGATACTGTTTTGTTGGGTATTTTTCCAATAATCAACTCAAAATTAGTTGCATTAGCTTTATCAACAATCATTATTCTCTACCATAATAATAACTAAATGGTTTTCCCGTCCTTTTTTCGTATTTATCCTTTGCTTGTCTAATTTGATCCATTATACGTCTTTTCCTTTCTGGATCTTTTTCATATTTTTTTGCTTTTATCAGAGTTTTTATATTAGTAGCCAACCTAATCTCTGCTCTATCATCTTGATTTAATTTGGAATTAATACTAAATTCTTTTTTTATACGTTGTGGATCATATTTCAACTTAAAAACATTAACAATACCTATAGTTTTTGGTTTTTCGTCCAATTGCCTTTCAATATACTTATTTCTAGCTTGTGCTATTTCTTGCCTAAGTATTTCCTTAGCACCAACAAAATCATCATTTATAAATTTATCAAACGCTTCTTTGATATTTTCAATGTTCATATTTCTCTTCTTAATTTGGATTATTTGAAAGTTGTCCTTTTTGTTCCCAAAATAATTTTTTATTCTATAGCTTGAAATATTAAGCTTTTTTTCAAGTTGTGATATGAAATTAATTTTGGCTTTTTTTTCTGAATCAGCTTGAGTATATAAAGTTATGGTTTCACCATACCAATTAAAATCTCCTTTATATTTAGATTCTAGTAGATGTCTCTGCTTCATATTTTTCCATCATATTACCAGCTTTAGCTTTAATACGTTCTAAATAATTTTTAACTGTCTCATTTTTACTAGATAATATACAAACAAAGAATATACACAAATACACCAAACCAATAAGTATAGCTCTTTTAATTTCCATATTACTTAAAATAACAATAGCTTCTATAATATTAGATAAAATTATACATATAATTGGTAAATTATTCATTACAAAACCAACCATAGTAGCAAATTCAATGGATTCGTCTGTTTTGGATAAAATCTCATCCAATTGTCTTGATGTGATGCCAAACATTTCTTGAAGAACTTTAGATAAAGTTTCCTCATCACTACTTTTTTTAATTTCCGTCCAATGTCTTAAGGTTCTACTCTTAAATACATTATAACCAATATCTTTTAGCGATTGTAGTACATCTTTTACGTACTCTTTGCCACTACTATAGAATTTTTTAATATATTTTTTTTCTATTAAATATTCTTCAAATCGCATTTTTTATGCCTTATATTCTACTACTGTTATACAACTATAACATACACCACCAAATAGACGGCCACCAGCATTGCCATTCAGATAGATACTAGCACCACCAGGTTCGCCTATACGCACTTTAAAAGTTATTTCGCTTACTGTGCCGGCATCCATAACATGTTCAAAGTTAAGTAGTGCCATAACCTCGGCATGTGGATAATATTTTGTTCTGGCCGATAGTGCATTACTTGTGCCGGTTTTAAATAGCGCCGATATTACTTGTAGTGCATCTGCATATACCGATAAATTTACAGTGATATGTAATTTATTGGTTGCGCTTGTTGGTGTAATCGCAACAGATAATACTTCCGCACCTTCGGTTATCTGGGGGATTGTATCATCAAACGGTATGGCAACGGCAGTGGTTACATGGTCAGATCTACTGTAGGTGGCTATTTGAACACTGTCGCCAGATTGTTTGGCCAAAGCAGTATTAAGTTGTGTTTGTATAGCCGAATTTACACCATTCAAATATCCAAACTCGGTATTATTTACGACACCAGTACCTACTTTAGCAGCATCTATACCACTTGGTATTACAGATTCCCCTAATGTGCCGCTAGCTGCAATTGTCCCCGTGCCATCTGCGAACAAATAACCCGATGTATGAGAAGAAAATTGCACTGTCCCGGCAACTACTAAATCATCAAGCTGCATTTCTGGACCGGTTACTATATCAACATCTGTAAACCCTTGAATCTCATCAACTCTTATTAAACTCATTTGTACTCCCTAAATTATAGCCCAACTACCAGATGTTGCTACTGTTACATTACTACTAATGGTAAGAGGGCCTATACTAAGTGCATTTTTGGGTATTGTAATATCATAATCTATAATATTATCTTGCATAAAAATTTGCGGAGTCATGAATGCCCCCCGTTGTGTTATTGAACGATTTATTGAAGTTTGATAGTCAAATGATGGAGTCCCAGATAGATTTATATATTCTAATATATTATGCCATATAGCATTATTAATTGTGTTATCTATACATATAAACACTTCTTTAGTATTTATGTTACACCACAATCCACCCACTATAAAACCATGATTAACATCACTTGCACTAGTTGGTGGTAAACTATCAAAATGTAATTTCGGAATGTAATATCTAGTCATTTTGTTTTCCTATAATTATTTATAATAAAAAGTATAACAATTCAGCCGAATCTATCATCACCACGAGTAACAGTTCTAACATTAACTATTTCACCCTCAAAAAATTCTGATATGAGAGTTAATGGCACATCTATATCGAAATGGTAACATGAGAATACATCAAAGTCGGCATTATTATATTCTGGCCATAAATGGCCGGAAAGATGCGACTCGAACAACAAAGAAAATACAGAATATCCCCAATTATCAGGATTTTTATTATTTTTACAGTTAAAAATTATAGGATTTGTGTTTATTTTATCAGGCGGAACTAGAGTCATGCCAATTTTAGCCGGCAACATGCTAAATAGATTTAGTATGCCATCTCTATCACACAATTTTGACATACTACATCCAACCAGAGTAAACATTAGATGTAATCCCAAACCACGACCCTTCTGCATCCATATATCCTCCCACCAATTAACTTATTATAATATTTATAAAATACTTCTATGTTATTTATAAAAAAAATCCCCGGATAGATTATATCTATCCGGGGATTTAGTTGGTTTTTTAGATTGTATTATTTACAATTACAAATTAGCCAGCTCTTTATCTAGATCATCGAACTCCTCTTCATCTTTTGATATATAAGTATCGCTTTCGTTTTTAGTAGGTTGAGTCGGTTTGCCAAAATTTTTATCCCATTCTGATTTAACAATGTCCCATAACATTTCTTGCTCAAGAAGTGTCTTTATTTCTTCTGGCGACTTCCTCAAGCTGTCTAAATATTCTTGTAAATCATGGCAAGAATCTAGAATTTCCCTGATTCTTTTATCGTTGCCTAATGAACTTGGACGCCTATCAAATTTAGAGTCCGCATAATCATGATAAACACGACCCAATTTATCAGCTTTCGTGCTTTTCACAATAATGTTGAAATTATATCCTTCTTCTGGGTCATAAACCAACTCACCCAAACCTTTTTTATCATCTTCCACTTCGATCTTTACCTTTGATTCTAGCTTGTCAGCCATCTCAAAGATTTTTACCTTGCCGGACATGATTTTTTCGTCCCGGTTTTCAATCTCCCCCGGAACATCGGCATCACGCGGATCATTTACAACAAAAAAGTTGATGACGTGCTTTCTTTTTTTGCTATACTTTCCGGCCAGAGCTTTATCCGACTGTGATCCTAACCAAAGTCTGCTGACAGCATGGCAAAAACCACAAAAATTATTTTTACCATAGGTTTTCTCACAAAGAATGAACTGCCACAAACCTTCGCCTTTATCATACATATGATAATAGTATGTTTTGTACGTTGGTACTCCATTTTTATCTGGTAAAAACCGACCCTCATAAAGCATCGGCTTATCTATCGTTCCCCTAGCTAACGACGTCCAACGTCTATTGTCGTACACTAAGTTTTTCTTTTCTTCCTCCCTGTTTATAATTTCTTCTCTTGCCTTTTGAAATAATTCTTTTTTAATCCATTTACTCATGAACATCTCCTGTTTTATTTTTAAAATATCATATAATATAGATTTGTCAACTATATTAATTTTTATCTATTACACAATATCTAATTTTCTGATGTATCATCCCAAGTAATTCTGGGGTTGTCTTTTCATGTGGTAGTCTCCAATCTCCACGAGAATAATTCTACCTCAATACAATACCTAATTTTTCTGATATTTCATTTTCTCATAAATTATCATTGTGATTGATCGAATCAATTCTGATTGCCCCACAATATATGACCATCTGCTCATTTTAGAATCTCCTTTATCTCTTTAAACGATACAGGTTTATATTTGTTACAATCTACTCCAATATCTAATGATAAACCATATGGTTGTAATGTACCATGTGAATGACCAAATAAATGCCAGGCGCCATATTTTTGTTGTTGCCAGGTTCTTAAAGCATAATGACACAAAACTATAAGTTGTTTATTATACTTAATAGTTTCTATATTTCCAAAGTATTCTACCTTGTAATGTTTTTTAATGATATTACTATATTTGGCATCATGCCCTCCAAATATAAAATGAATTCTACCGTTCATTTTATTAAGAACATCAATTACATTATGTTTACCAAAAGCCAAATCACCTATAAACCATACATCGTCATTGTTATCAACAATTTTATTATGGTTGTCCAATAAAACTTGGTTCATTTCTTCTACAGAAGAAAATGGCCTATTGCAATATTGAATAATATTTTTATGACCATAATGCCAGTCAGAAGTAAAGTAAATCATAATAGAAACTTTTCAAGTTCTTCCTCAAAGTCGATAACATCAAAATTCAAATCATATCTCATGTGATGTTTATCAACATAACGAATACTCTTAATAATTTCTAATGACTTTGAAAGAAGAATAAAACACTGTTTCTTTAAACAGTGGTCTGTTTGAACAGAATCAGTGCTGCCACATTTATATTGATTTTTTGTATGTGATGGTGATCCACATTTTGGACAGGTCATAGTATGCTCCTACACAATGATAATATATTGCTGTCAAATTTTGTTACTATATTATTATAATGTGCCAAGACGTAAGGTATTTTAGCCTTTTCGTCATCAGACGGAAAGAATAAACCATATTTGATAAGTAAAACTATGAAAGCTTTACTTATTTTATTGTCTAAATAGTGGATTACTGGTAATGCCAAATATCCATCTTTCATACTACAGTATCTTAAAAGTTTAGATATCTTACTACTTTCAGTTACAAATTTGTCAACAAATTTGACAGATTCTTTAATATCATCTGTTATCTCACCAATTTCTCTTTTTTCTAACTTATCACGTTGGATATAGTGCAAAATGATTTTACGATCAATAAATTTTCTATATGAAAATCTATTACCATAAAGCTCAAACCCTATAGTAAAGTATTTCTCTGGATCTATATCTTTCCATTTAGTATTAAAATAACCAGTAAGAATTTGGAGCATATTTTTATTTTCTTTGATCATTTTAGTTTCAAAATGTGTATCCCAATCTTTAGGAAGTCGATAACCCGAATTCCTAAATCTTCCCTGGCAACGTCTATATATCAGGTAAATATCAAATGGTAAAAACATATATGTCTATAAAAAAGTGGTTTCTTGACATCACCTAAAGCTAGTTTTAGTTATCCTATTTTACCTGGAGCCACTAGAGGGAATCGAACCCCCGACATATCGCTTACAAGGCGATTGCTCTGCCTGCTGAGCTATAGTGGCCCTTTCTTTATTATATCATACCAATTTCCAAAAGACAACAAATTGGTATTTGTGAGGGAATTTGATCCCATAGCTTCATCCGTCATTTTTTCATAATTTGGCAAGCCAGGTAGGATTTGAACCTACAACCTATGGTTTTGGAGACCATTGCTCTAGCCGTTGGAGCTACTGACTCGTGTTATCCTTTTCGTGATATTATTTCTAAACTTTCTGCTATACGATATAATTCATACCAGATTTTTTCTATTAAACATTCTTTATTATATTCCAAACCACAAGGCAATTTATCTTCTTTGCCAACATTACAAATATTATTACTAAACGGACAATTCTTCAATTTGTTTCTCCACAATGTTTTTTATTTTTTTTATAATTTCATAACAATCATTAAAAAGTTCTTTTCTCTGTTGAAAGGAAAGATAGACCGGATGCATCCATGATGGATCAGTCATACTACCTTGCAAAGACCTATGTAATCTTTCTTCCAATTCTTCAATATAATACAATAGTTCAACCATATAACCTTCTTATGCTTACTTTTCTAATTATTCGATAATATCGAATAGTTGGTAGGGCCGAAGGGAATTGAACCCATAGCTTACTGATTAAAAGTCAGTTACTCTACCAATTGAGTTACGGCCCTATCGTTCTTTTATATTTCTTTTATCTTCACTTTCTTTGGCATCTTCTATCCACAAATCTAATTCAGTTGAATCATACATTTTTAAACTTCTAGAATCGTGGTAAAATTTGTCTACATTACCAACTCTACCACCCAGTCTATTTTTTACAATTTTATAATATATCTCATTTTCATATACCGAAGAATCTTCGTCATTACCCAATAGTATTACACAATCACTTGTTGCTGGTATTGCAGATGATTCTTGCAATGCATATAATGTTATATCATTCATATTTTTTTGTTTAGCTGATTGTGTATTGACTTGACTAAGTGTAACTACAGGTAACTTAAATTCAAAACTTAGACCTCTCATTTCCTCGGCTATCTTTTTACCTCTACTATACATTGTACCATCTAGAATTTTGGCTGATGGTTTCATAAGCTGTAAATAATCAACCATAATAATAGATGGCTGTATCTGTCTTATCGTTAGTTCCCTAAGATATATTCTAAACTCTTGAACACTAATTGTACCAGCAGGAAATTGTTTAATAAACAAAGTTCCTAAACCCTGAGTATCTTTTATCTCTTTAAGTTTTTTGATTAAATGTGTTGTTACTTCTTTTATTGTATATATTCTGTTTATATCCTTGTTAGCAAACAAAGCATCAAATCTTTGAGCAAAAGCATCTTCACTCATTTCAAGGGTCAATAAAACAACATTATGACCATTCAACACTTGTCTTGCGGCCATATTACATAATAATTGAGATTTTCCGCCATGAATAGCCGCACCAAATGTACTAAGTGTATATGGCGGAAACCCGCCGGCCAAATACTCATCTAGTTGGGTAAAATAAGTAGGTATTCTGACATGTGAACCAGATAATATCCGCTTTAGTCTCTCTCCTAAAGTATCAAAATAGTTTAAACCAATATCAATTCTAAGGTCTTTACATAAGGCCGATTCAACAATATCTCTAATTGTTGTTATATTCTCACCAGAATTTATAATATCAACACTGTCAAGAATAGCTTGTTTTATAGCCTGATTTTTTAAATGTTTGTTTGTTTCATCTAGAAAATAATCATAATGTTTAACAAAGTCGAAATCAATAGAGTTTATATCATCCAGTAAACTATTATTTATGTTTGATTCTGGTGGAATATTGTGATATTTGTTATAGTGTTCATTAATTTGTTCAACAGTAGCGCCAATATCTCTGTTGTCAAAATACTCTTTCTTAAATGTTGATATTATAGTAACCAGATAGTTCTGGTCTTGCAACATAAATTTAAGAATGAGTTTTTCTAGATAATCTTGTGCTATCATTTTATTGGCACCCCTGGCAGGATTCGAACCTGCGACCTACGGATTAGAAGTCCGTTGCTCCATCCAACTGAGCTACAGAGGCATCTATATTTCGTTATGATAACGAATTTAAATGGTATGGCAATGATAGTAATTCTACTATATTTTCATTGGAATAATGTGTTTTGAAAAAATCACAAATTTTCGAGAAAATTTCAAGATTTTTCTCAACATAAATATTCATATCAAACATATCCAAAAAAACTTCTCTAGCTTCAGCAAGAAGACCTAAAGCCTTTTTATGTTGCCTTAACAATTCTATCATATTATCATTCATATTTCATTTCTTTTTTTGGTGGGGGTAGTAGGATTTGAACCTACACTATACGGATTTTAAGTCCGTTGACTCTACCTGTTGGTCTATACTTCCATTAAATTCTATATTTGATAGACAAACCAAGAGATTGTCACCAAATCTAACATCCGGCTTAGTTTTGTATTCATGGAATACATATTTCAATTCTTCATGTGTCAAATTATCAAGTTTAGCCCTAACCTTGATTACCGATTCATCATTTAAATTTATCATATCATATTTCTCAAAATTAGTCAACTTGGTGCCTGAAGAGAGATTTGAACTCCCAAGCCCACTATTGGGCAATAGGTTCTAAACCTATCGTGTATGCCATTCCACCATTCAGGCAGATTAAATCGTTTTTTTGGTGGGCCCGGCAGGGTTTGAACCTGCAACCAGTCGATTATGAGCCGAATGCTCTACCACTTGAGCTACAGGCCCCTTTTCCATTTGGTCAGACCAGCAGGACTTGAACCGGCAACCTCTGGTTCCCAAAACCAGTGCTCTACCAAATTGAGCTATGATCTGATTGATTATTCGGATAAAACAAAATATGTCATGGTGCCAAATTCATTAATATCATAATATCATAATTGGTCATCAAAGACAGTAAATTCATCATCAATTTCTTCGATAGTTTCCCTTTTTGCCCGATTACGGTCATATTTTTTTTTATTAATGATAAATATACCACGTTTAAGTTTCTCTACAGCATTTAAAGGTAAACGCGGAATAATACGAGGTTTGTCCATTTTTATTTCCCTTTTCTAAATCTTTCTTTCTTAGGACAATAAATACTTAACATGAAATTTGGTTGTTTACATTCGTGTTTACATCCCAAACAATATTTATGAAATTCAGAGTTTTCCAAATTTTCTATTTTTCTAGGGCGACCTCTTTTTTTGACTATTGTCTGCTCTGTTTTTACTTCTTGCTCTATTTCTATTTCTATTTTTCTAGGGCGACCTCTTTTTTTGACTATCTTCTTTTCTGTTTCCAATTCTTGTTCTATTTTTATATAACGATTTTTCTCAATTTTCTTAATAAACTTATTATTAAATTTTGGCAAATCTTCAATAGAAACAAAACAACGCTGGACATTCCACTGTTTCATTAAATCACGTGCGCTATACTCCAATTTGGCTTTTATAAAAAAAGACCATAATGGAATATAACCTTGTGGCGCATTAATAGTTGCATTTATATTTTTGGTTCTTACCACCCTGTTTTTATCATCAATAGTGGCATAAAACCATTTGCCACTACGTTTGACTGCTAAATTTAAACCTTGTGGCAATTTAATCTCCCAAATAAAGGCTTTTATCTACCTTAGTTAATTCAAACAATATCGTTTCTGGTAGTGGAGAATCTTCAGTAAATGGTTCACACCATCTATTACCATTTATAAGAGATATGAAGGTATAATAGTATTGAATACCATCATACTTTACTAAAGACAAGATATAATAATTATTGTTAATTTGGAATATATCACCTATTTTTAATTTTTCCCCATGAACAATAACTTGATGATTTATATGGGAATTACCCAATTTTAATTTTTCTGCCATATCAATAAACTTTCTGTATTTTTTCATAGTATATCATATTGATTTGTGAAAGACAACAAAGTTGACAAAAAATTTTTTTGTGATATAAATTTATAAGAGGAAATTATGAAGGCAGAAGAAGTTAATCAACTACTTGAAAGTTTACATAAGATTTGGAATATCGAAGAACTGGTATCTTTTAATGAGTTTAATATACAAGATAGACTACAAAATCTTCAATATCAAATTATTCTATATAGTGAAGAATTTATCAGAGTCAAAGCAGAACTTAACAGATTAATCATTTTGCGGGATAGATTATCTGGTAAAAAATATGACCAATTAAGATTTAAATCTGATAAAAATCTTACTAAATATGAGATAGAAAAATATTATTTAGTCAATGATCCAGATATTATAAAAATAAACAATACTATAGCTAAACAAACTATCATAGTAGAGTTTTTTGAAACATGTATAAAAGCATTGGATAAACAAAATTGGGCCATAAAATTATTTTTAGATGATAGAAAATACCTTGGTTAAAGTTTCTCTTATATCCCCTCTTGATATGAAAATAGAATCAAGTGATAAAGATTACATGAATGACATCAAATATCGCTTTACCTTTCCTGTTCCTGGTTATCAATATATGCCGGCGTTTAAAAAGGGTAGATGGTCTGGTAAAACAAGTTTATTTACTAAAGATACACTACCATACGGCTTGTTATTTGATTTTGTTAAAATACATAAAAAGTTTTATGAAAATGTAATATTGGAAGTATCTGATGAAGTCAAAAATCTATTTATGGGTAAAAAATTAGAACCCATATATGATTTAAAACATTATCCTTATGATTATCAAGATGACTGTATCGTAACAGCACTTAAACATAAAAGATGTATTCTTCATGTAAGTGTTGCTAGTGGTAAATCTCTTATTGTTACTATGTTTATTAAAACATTACTAGAAAATTTCAATAAACAATATCTTGTTATAGTTCCTACAGTAAATTTAGTTGAACAATTATATAGTGATATGATAGATTATGGTATAGATAGTAATATAATAGGTAGAGTTCATGCCAATATACAGGAACCAGACAAAAGTATAGTTATATCAACCTGGCAATCTTTATCTAAAAGACATAAATGGCTACCAAGATTTCATGGTGTTGTAGTTGATGAATGCCATACTACTGGTGGTTCATTGGAAATAAGAAAAATACTATCAAAAGCCATAAATGCTGATTATAGATTAGGAGTTACTGGTACTCTTCCTGGCGAAAAACTTAATTTATTTAATATAAAAAGCTATCTTGGGCCAGTAGTGAAAAAATATTCTACTGCACAACTTAGTAAAGCTGGTTATGTAAGTAAATGCAACGTGTTAGCACATGTGATTAAACATAATATAAACTATCAGGGTGAATATTTTGATGTAAGATGTAAAGTAGTTAATAATATAGCAAGAATGGGGTATATCAAAGATATTATAAACAATATTCAAGACAATGTACTTATCTTAGTTAATCTAGTAGAAAAAGAAGGTAAGATATTAGAAGAATATCTTATAAAAAATTTACCAGATAGAGAAGTTGTTTTTATCTATGGTGAAACAGATGTAAAAACCAGGGAACAACATAGATTAGATTTTGACAATAGGAAAAACAAAGTAGTTATAGCTACATATCCCATTCTCAAAATAGGAGTTAATATCCCCTCACTTAAATATATTATATTTGGTAGTCCTCTCAAATCTAAAATTAGTGTGCTCCAATCAGTAGGTAGAACACTGAGAAAATATATGACTAAAACAGAAGGATCATATATTATAGACCTCATAGATGATGTGACATATCTCAGAAATCATGGGGATATTAGACTAGAATACTATGAAAGGGAAAAATTTTCAATAAAAAAATTGACTGGTTTATTGTCTTTGGGAATTAATATGATGTAATAAAAGAAATGTGATTATGATAAAATGAAAAGGAAAAAAACAATTTATTGCTTTTCCAAATATATTAAGCTTAGTTATTGTATATTCCTAAATATAGCTATTTGCGCCATGAAAAATGCTTGAATACATTTAAGCCCGAACAAGAATAATTTAATATATGAAAGATATATATTGTGATTTGTGTGATAGTTTTATAATGCTCAGGAAACATAAACTAGAGTGTAAAAGTTGTTTTGGGAATTAATATTATAAGTTAATAATTAGTTAGTTTGAACTTAAAACTACCACAATCCCATATTCTATTATAACCATTTTTTTGCATGATTTCCAATTCTGTGCCATCACCTTCTAATTTGTTTCGTCTAAATTTGAATCTATGGTGGCGTTTTTTATTCATGGTGTACCAATAATTTGGTTTTGTTATTGATATTAATTTAAATCCCAATTTTTTATATAAATTACCAGTGTTCCATCTTCTATCAGCATAAGATATTATCTCTTTCCAATTATAATGTTTTTTAAAATACGATATTAATTTAGATGCAATGCCTATTACCGGAACACTAGAGCAGAAACGATTAAGCTCCCATATACCATCTTTATTTTTTTGTCCCTTTGCTATAGATAATTTGGAAAATGTCATAACAGACACAAGTTTATCATTATAAAATGCGCCAAGTTTTATCGCCGATTTTGAGTACCCCTGAATATGATACTTTTCACAAAATTCCGATGATGTTTTACTATCTATAATTTCTATCTTACATTGTCTGGCATATATTTTACCATCTACAATATTTAAAATATGTTTTATTCTGTTCTTTACAATATCTTCTTTGTATGTCCATTCATCTTCAAAAATTTGAATAAGTCTTATTCCAACAGAATTACATTTTTCAAATTTTCTTGAATGATAATATCTATCCTTTCCGAGTGCTTCACTATGCCAATATAATCCATTATATTCTATTGCTATATTATGTGACGGTATAAATATATCCAATTCTTCTGGGTGTATTAAACTTCTATTATTTGTTTCTATGTTTATACCCAAAGATGTTATGAAATTGGCTATTTTACGTTCTTCATAAAAATCTTTATTATCTCCACATGTTTTGCACCTTCTGCCAGACAAAATATGAGCAAGAGTTACAATAGATTCGTGGTTTTTATCACATATTAGTTTTATTACATCATTTCTTTCTATAATATCTTTATTATATTCTATTATATACGATTTTCCCAATATATCTATTACATTTTCTTTACTAATTTTTATTTTAGCGTTGCCTGCACATTGTGAACAGCCATGTCCTTTATTAGCAAAATTATCATATGTTATATTACCAATATGTTCATTGGGACATTCATAATAGATTGGTGTTCTAGTATTTTTAATATTTTCTGATAATAGCTTAAAACCGCGTTTCTCAAATTCAAGTTTAGCTTTGGTGTAATCTATTCTATTACATAAATTACATCTTTTACCTTTTTTAAAATTTGAATATTTGATTTTATATATGTGATTATTAGGACATTTAAATTCAACAATTCTTTTATCATGAACCCGAATAACTTCATATCCTACATTCTTGAAGATTGAGAGGTCTAAGTTTTGTTTTTTTCCAATTTTTGATTCGGATATTTTTTTACCTATTACAGCATGGTCTATTTTAGACCATCTTTTTTTCTGTGCTATACTATTTTTATCTCTATTAATTTTGTTTATAATTTTAGATTTACATGACAAACATCTTTTTTCACTTTTCATATAAATATTATACTGCCTTAATACACCACAACCGCAAATATTACAAATAAACCATACTTTTTTGTGATTAGTAGGTCTTAATTCCGATACCGGCCCAAAATCTTCTCTTCTTACTATCATATGATATATTATATCATTTTTTTGATTAGAATGTCAATTAAAAAACCCATTTGGTAAACTTACCAAATGGGTTTTTGTGATTATATTAAGTTATATGTTAGTTTGGCATATTTTGACAGATAATATATCTGTAGAAAAGTGCACTGCCAAATAGATGATCAACTAAACCGTATCTACTCATAAGACCAACAGTTGGGTTAAACGAATCTTCAAATGTTGCTTTACTTGACATTAGTTGAATGTATGGTAAATAAATAACACCTGCATCATATTCACTGGCACCCTTAAATCCTATAACAACATCTGTACTATTTGCAAATGTATCTCTATATACAGCCATTCTACCATCCAAACTACCTAGTTTGGCTACTCCAGTTAGTGCAGTATTTACATCATTAGCTACTGGATGAATAGTAAAGGCACTTAAACATTCCAGAGCAGCACATGGTGTTGGATGACATACAACCCAGTTACCAGAACCACGTCTAGTTGTTACGGCAATTTCATTGGCTTTTCTTACGATTTTATTATACAAGCATCTATATTTTTCTGTTTCCCATTGACCGCTGGCTGACGAATAATCAAAAGCAGATGATGTTGAAACAGAAGCAGTAGCAGATGTTCTAATCGTGGTTACGATTTGGCGATCAATTTCGGCCGTAATTTCGTAACTCAGAATATCCATCATTTCGTCTTCCATATTTAGTCCATGCATGGCCTGCAAGTCTTGAGCAACTTCTAATGACCATCTGGCTCTTAGTTTACGAGTCTCGGCAGTTACTTGTGTTTTCTCTAAAGTCATTGTAACTTCTTTGATATGAGTTCCTGCGCCAATACCAATACCAAAATCATTACCCACACCAGAACCGGCTTTTGATCCCAAAGCTTCGGCGGCCGATACACTGGCTGATTGAGTAAAGGTATAATCCAATGTAGTATATCCTAGCTCTTGCCCATGTGCTACACCGCTATAAGTTTGTCCGGCTCTAAAACGTAAACCAAATGCCAACCCTACTGGACCGGTCATTGGTTGTACGCCCACTAAGTCATGAGCGATAAGTTCTGGGAATGTGCGTCTTACCATGGGAATAGCAATTTTATAGAAATCGCCATTGCTTGAATAAGAACCAGCACGGTTAAAAGTGCCTTCAATATGAGAACCGCTTTCGTCTACACGTCCACCAAATAAGTGATTATATTCATTTTCAATCATTAAAGCAGTCGAAGCTAGAACTCTATTATTGGTAATTTTTTTGCCAGTATCTAGAACTTCTTGCCACTTTTCTACTAGCATTTTAGCTTTATTGTTCATTATCTCCTCCAATTAAAACTTGTTTTCTGTTAGAACTTTTACAACGCTCCTTTTGTACTCTTCAAAAGGGTTGCTGGTTTTCTTTACTGTTCTGTCTTTAACTTCACTGTGTCCCTCGGACACTTCCTTTTCCTCTAAGGCCACGTTGCAATCGTCACATTCATTCATCGAACATGCACCCCTTACTACATAAGTTTTGCCACAATCTGGACAACTACAATCTGTAGTTTCGTCATTCTGTTCTTTTAGATAATGTGAAGTAATTACACTATATTTTCGATCAATCTCATCTTGACTGACAATATTCTCAAGTAATCTCATAACATTTTTGCGTTGAAGTTCTGTTAATCCATCACATTTTTTTCTTTTATATAATTCGGCAGCAAAATCCCTAGCATCTTTCTTGATTTCTAGATTTTCATTTACCATATCATTAATTTCACCACGTAATCTAGTAATCTCATCCCTGGCTTCTTCTAGAAGTTCCCTAACTTCCTCATCTAAAATACCCTCGTCAATACCAATACGACTTTTAATTTCCTGAATTACATCATGATATAATTCGCCCACTCTGGCATATTCCCTAATATTATCGGGGATTTCCATCATACCTTCTTCTTCTAAAACTGTATCAACAAAATCTGAGAATTTTGACATTACTTCATTTTTGTAATCTTCAAATTTTTCCTCATAAAGCGCCACTAAGTGCTCTTTTTCTGTTTCTATAGCTTCATTTAGTTTTTCCTGAACTTTAATATCAATAATGTCATTTAATTTTTGTTCAACATCTTTTTGTTGTTCTTCAGTTAGAAGACTGGTTTTTAACATTTCTAAAATTTCTTTAATTTCCATTATATTTCCCCCATTAGACATATTTCTTTTTACGGGTTCTACCCATTTTTACCATTCTTTTATGTTTTTTCTGCCAAGTTCTATATGCGGCAGTTCTTCTATATCTTTTGCCAGCCATTTTAAGTTTACTACGTTTCATTCTGTAGGCTTTACGAGATTTCACATGTGCCCTACGAGAAACTCTCATTATTCTACGTTCTGAAAGTTCATCTTCGGCCTCTTCATCTTCAAGATCAAGAGCACCTAATGATTCTAGAATATCACCTAATATTTCGGCTTGTTCATCATCAAGTGAATCAGCATCCAATGATGATATCAAGTCTATCATCATTTCTAGAACACCATCATTATCTTCTTCTTGCTCTGTCATCAAATATGAATCAATTCTATTTTTTATATCCATATTATATCCTCATCATTAATATTTAGAAAAATTATTTAAATTTTTCCAACAATTTAATTATTTTCTTATAATAGTTATTTCTTGTTTTTGATAATTCTACCAAAGTATCTTCAACATTATATCCTTCATAGATACCCTTTACCCAAGCACCACTACAAGAAGGATTGCCGACTATATCCCAAGTAATAAGCTTATATGATTCATCCTTCACATAGCCGTCTTCTGATACTTCGCCCAAACCACGACTAGAAATACCAATCCTTTTGGATTCTTTGAGTAACGCGGCAGCTATTGCACCATTGGGTGTATCGGTAAGAATTTTGGCCTTGCCATACAAATCATTACCGCGCCATTCCAGAGCAAGTGTTCTAATAGCAACTTTTTCCATACTAGAGTCTGCTGATGTAGGATGGTCAAGTTGTCCCCAAAGTGGAACACCTGTTTTAAAAAATTCTTCATTAATTCGTTTAAATTCTCTATCTAAAGTATCTTTTTTATATACTCTACCATTGGCATTTTTTTGTTCCGCCGAGCTAAAAATACCAACTATATACATGTCACCACTACCTTTAGATTCGTTTAACTCAATATCATATGAAGTTTCTGTAATAAGTTTTAGAGACATTATTTCTTATAACCTAACTTTCTTTCTATATAATCATCTCTAGCTTGTGCTATTTCTTGTCTAAGTATTTCCTTAGCACCAACAAAATCATCATTTATAAATTTATCAAATGCCTCTTTGATATTTTCTATGTTCATAAATTTATTTCTCCTTTACTATTTCCGCAAATTTATTATAATCCACCTTTTTAAAAATACTCTCTCTAATTTTATTAAGCTTATAGAGCATTTTTCCAATATCATTATATTCTTTTTCCAAATTGTAAGTTTTTACTAGAGTTTGTGACATATTTCCCGGCAAATGACCTAGAATAAGCTCTATTTCTGATAAATGGTTCACTGCTTTAGTCAAACCGTCAAAGAATTTTTCGCCCAACTTCATAGTATAATTATACTCTTCATTAAGATATTTTTGTAATCTTCTGTTCACAAATTTATTTCTCCTTCTTTATATATTTATAATTTCTACCATTTCTTTTTACTATAGAACGCAACATCAAGTCCAGCTTCTATATCTCTAGGGTAATATTTTTCCAATAATGAAATGATACTTTTGGAAAGGGGTTCTCTAAAATATTTAGTAGACCAACTATCATCTATTTCTTGTAATTGTTTGTATATTCCCACATATTCCGACAATGAATCAGTCTGGATATTTGTTAATTTGCCATTCTTATACCATCCATACCCATATAATATAAGTTGCTTCTTAAGTTCTCCTACTATATTAGTACCAAATTGATTATAAAGTTTACTTCTAAGTGCCAGAGCATGAATAACATCTGCTGACCATACATAAAAATCTTTATTTTTTAAATCTACTATAAACCTTAAACAACCATCTTCTTCACCCTTTGCTAATAGACCAAGTTCCAAATATGATGGATTTTCATAAACTTCATAATGTTTACCCCGATATACTAAACTATCAATATATTTTTCATTAACAAATTTATCTGGATAATTTTCCTTGAGTATCAAATCTATATCTTTTACATTATACTCAACACCACCTTTGTTCCATTTAACAACAACAAAAGCATTAGTGTTATCATTGTGAAATGACTTATGAATATCATTTAATAATCTAATTTCTTTTACTTTACCAACCATACCAGTTTCTTTATGTACTACTTTAGCTCCTTTTTGTATTTCTACTGGTTTAAATTTATCATATACAACTTTTATTTTGGATGGGTCAAATACTATTCCTTGTCTATATGATTCACCATAAAAACCATATCTACCACGACATACAACTATACCATCATATCCTTCTTCTTTAAGTTTTTTTAAGTCAAGTTGACGCATAGTATATATATCACCTGTATGTATTACATATGGTTTATTAAGTTTTACCTCAACTTCTAGTGGTGTACCATAGTTTGACGCTATTTTTTTACTATCGGTAAAATATATACCCCGGCCTAGAAAACCTTCACGGTCTTCTGGATCACGTTTGGTAAATTTATTCTGTATTGTAGGAACGAGTGGATTTATTTCACTTTTAGGTAATCTAAATCCTTCTTTCTTTATATAATAACTAGAATTTGTACCATGATAACATCTAATGGTTATGGGTTTGCTATGTTCAACTTCATCAAATGTTATTGTAGTTTTTTCTTGTAGATATTGTAGTAATTTCATATATTATATTTGTTTTTTGTAAAATCTGATAGTGTCCTGGTAAACTATCTATTTGATCATGATAAATCTTTAGTTAAATAATATGTTTGTATAAATTTCTTTTCTTCTGTAATAATGTTCAAATAACGCAATTCTTTCATAATTAAATCCATCAGGGACATCTCAAACCATTTATTTGTCCATTTTTGGTCGGATTTAATCCAACCTCCCAAATATCCAAATTCTATATTCTCCAAATCTAATGTTCCATAAGCTTCTTGTATTTTGTTATTGATTACACGTCCACTACCACCATAGTAATATTTCCAGAATGTTTTTGAATTCATATCCGATGTTTTGAGTAATTTTTTCTTATATAGAAGACTCATTATTTCTTCATGAAGAATATTAGCATTCCAAACATAAAATTTCTTGTTGTTAAAATCTATAATAAACCTTACTGCGTCCCCTAGACTTCTCATTTCTTTTGGTGTAGGATTTACAAATATTTCAGTATATGCCGTATTAACTTCGCGTTTAATTGACATACTATCAACATAGTCTTCTTTAAGAACATTATACCTTTCAAAATAACCCTTTAGTTTTTTATATGTATTAAGTAAATTTTTATAAAATGCATCAAATAATTTTTTTAATCTATCTATAGTTGTTTTATCTATATGATGTTTTAAATGTTTAAATCCCAAAATATTAGCAGCTATAGTTATATATTCTAATACACTAGTGTTATAATTACTTAAAAAAAATCTATTAATTTCCATAATATATTCATTTTCATTATCAAATTTATTAACTATATCTTTTATTTTGTTGGTTATATCAACAATATTCAAATCCGAAATAAGGAATCCCATTGCCACATAAAAAGCATTTGGGCTTCTTTCCCAATTCTGCAGAAAGTATTCCATACCCAATAATATATTATTGCTAAATTTTTTATATTTTTCAAAATCAAAATTGGAATTTGTTGGTTTTAATTGTCTTACATGAGCAATTTCATGGAACAAAACAGATAAAAACTCTAACCTATCTTTGTAAGTTATTTCTGTTTGTATATTTGGCAATTCAATAGTAATTGTTATGGGTGATAGTGATACTTTACCAGTTATGTATTTTTTATCATTACCAACATATACTTCTATTGAGACATCAAAAATATCTTCAAATGAATTAAGTAAACGTCCTAAATAATTTCCAGAAATAATATCCTTAAATGGTATATTATGTTGTTGCATAAAATTATCAATAATATAAAATAATTTATCTTCAAATGATTCTGTTAAATAGTTTAGTAGTCTACTCATAGTATTACTATCTTGTACTTATTCTCGTATTTTTTAAATGCTTCGTATTGGTTTTTAGTAATATACAAATTGCCACCAATACTAACATCATCTGGTAGTTCTTCTATTGGTGTATTAGATAAATTACAATTACCCTTTACTATTAAATTCTTACCTATTTTTCTTATTTTACTATAAGATAAATATAAATTATCACCAAATGTCATATTATCTGGTAGTTCTTCTATTGGTGTATCAGATAAATCACAATTACCCTTTACTATTAAATTCTTACCTATTTTTCTTATTTTACTAAAATGTAAATCCAAATCGCCACTAATATTAACATTATCTAGTAGTTCTTCTATTGGTGTATAAGATAAATAACAATTA